GTATGGAAGTGGTTGAATAATAATGAAGAACTAAGCAAGCAATACGCACGCGCACGCGAAGAGCAAGCAGAAACTTTTGTTGATGAAATACTGGATATTGCTGATTACAAGAAAGATGACACATATTTAGACGAAGATGGAAAAGAAATAATTAACCAAGAAGTAATCGCAAGAAGTCGTCTTAGAGTAGATGCAAGAAAGTGGATAGCTTCAAAGTTAAAGCCCAAAAAATTTGGTGATTATACAAAAGTGCAAGCGGAAATCAAAGACACTAGCTCAACAAGTTCATGGCTCGGTGAAGTGTTAAGTAAAATTGATAATAATAAATAATTGTGAATAATTCTCTGGACGAAAAAAAAAGAAAGCTCGCTGAACTCTTGAGCAACAAGGCTTGGCGTATGTCTAATTTGTATTACTGTAAAGATGAGAACGGGAAAGAATTTAAGTTCATTTGCAATGAAGCACAAAGCGAATTAATAGAAGAGAAACACCCGCTTAATATTGTGTTGAAAGCCCGCCAGCTAGGAATCACAACGTTTTACTGCATTAATTTTTTAGATGATTGCTTATTTAACAGCAACATAACAGCAGTATTGATTGGGGACGATTTAGAAGATGCAAAAAAGCTACTTAGGGACAAAGTAAGATATGCTTACGATAGATTGCCACCTGAGATAAAAGAGCATAGAAAGCTACTAACTGATAGCACTGAGATAATGCGGTTTAGCAACGGGTCAAGCTATTCAGTCACCACCTCGGCAAGGTCTGGCACAGTTCAACGCTTACACATTACCGAATTCGGCAAGATATGCAGGAAGTCGCCTGAGAAAGCAGAAGAGATAATGAGCGGAAGTTTAAACACAGTGCATCAAGGTCAACAAATTGTAATCGAGTCAACGGCACAAGGAGCAAGCGGGCATTTCTTTAATCTATGTGATGTAGCTGAAAGAAAGATGCGTATGAAAGATGAATTGACGGCACTTGACTGGAAGTTTCATTTTTTCGGATGGTGGAAGGATAAGAAGTATTACATGGATGCGGATTACCATTTTAGTCTAAAACAAGATGATTATTTCTTAGAGCTGGAGGCTGAAGGAATTAAGCTAACAAGACAGCAACAAACTTGGTATTGTAAGAAGGAGGAAACTCAGGGCGAGTTGATGAAACAAGAGTTTCCAAGCAACTCAAAAGAAGCATTTCAAAAGGCTATTGTTGGGGCTTACTGGTCAAAGGAATTAATCAAAGCAGAGCAGGACGGAAGGATTGGGAAAGTAAGTATTGACCAATATTTGCCAGTTCATACGGCTTGGGATTTAGGCATTAATGACACAACTTGTATTTGGTTTTTTCAAAAGAAAGGCTTTGACTTCATGCTTGTTGACTACTATGAGATGAGCGAGGAACCATTACCGCATTACTTTAAGATTCTTAAAGATAGAGGCTATAACTACGGATACCATTTTGCACCGCATGACATTGCAAAGCGTAGTTATTATGATGGAAAGGACGGGCTAGAAATTGCAAGACAATTTGGTTTTAGATTTGAGAAAATAACAAGACCACAAAAAAAAATAGATTCAATCAACGAAGCACGAACAATTTTAAATCGATGCTGGTTCAGTCAAACAAAATGTGAATTAGGGATAAGTAGGTTGCGGGAGTATCGAAAGAAATTTAATGACAAATTGGGTTGTTTTATGGATCAACCATTACATGACATTAATTCAAATGGTGCGGATGCTTTCCAAACATTTTCGGCTTCATGTCATCAATTAGAAACATTTAGACAAGAGAATGATAATTACCAAGATGAATATGTTTTGGAAGAGTTTATGAACGCTTCAAATAGAAACGCAATCACAGGTTATTAAAAAGTGCTTGACAAATATTTTGATATAGTTAATTATATGCAATTATTAGATAATTATTAACATTAAACAAATTTTAAAATTGTTAATTCAAAAAGATTCTTACAATTCAAAGCTTGATTTTCAAACTATTTTGTCAACTGACAATCTAGCAAGCATATTATCCGAAGAAACTAAAACGCTTATAGCTAGTGAAGTCATGACTAGATATAACACTGACTTACAATCTCGTAGCGAAAAACAAAAAGTATTACAAGATTTAGTTAAATGCACTCTAGCTATTGGCGATAAGCGTTCATTTCCATTCGAAGGTTCATCTAATATAATGTTTCCTTTAATTTCTACAGCATGCGTTGATTTTTCCGCAAAATGTTATACCGAAATTTTTAAAGATGGTAATATTGTAAAAGCCAAAGTTATAGGCAATGATGATGGCGAAGTAATGAAAGACTTAGAAGGCAATGAGATGAGAAATGAAGATGGATCTGTTGCTATGCTAGATGAAACAGGTTTGCCAGCAATTCAAAATGTTGGTGCAAAACTTAAACGCGGTCAAAGAGTCGCAACAGTAATGAATTATCAGCTAAACGAAGAAATAGAGAATTACGAAAAAGACATGGACGCATTGTTTATGGGCTTAGCGACGCTTGGAATAATGTTTAAAAAGAATTATTATGACAATAATGACCAATGTATAAAATCAGATTTAATTTATCCTGATAAGCTTATAATTAATGATTTTGCCACATCTTTTGAAGCACCAATTACACAAATTATTGAAAAATACCCACAAGATGTTGTTTCGTCAATTCGTAGTGGTGATTACATTGATTTTGATTTTGACCCAAAAGCACAAGATAGTGCATCTTTTGATAATTCTTTAGATGCTAACGACGAAAAACAAACAAGTGATGAAGCATCAGCGGGTTTGGTTATTTTCTTAGAACAACACAATTATTTTGATTTAGATAATGATGGATACCCAGAGCCATATATTGCAGTAGTTCACAAAGCTACAAACAAATTAATAAAGTTAGTAAAAAGATTTAATGAAGAGGATGTTAAGTATAATAAAAAGCAAGAAATAATTAAAATTAAACCCATAAAATTTTTTACTGCATATAATTTTATTCCTTCACCCGATGGATCTTTTTATTCTATTGGTTTAGGACACTTATTATACAACATAAATTCTGCGATTAATTCAAATATTAATCAACTCAATGACGCTGGAACATTACAAAATACAGGTGGCGGGTTTATTGCTAAAACATTAAATATTTCTGGTGGCATGAAGCCCTTTAAATTATCAGAATGGAAAATGGTTGATTCTTATGGTGGAAGTATTCGTGATGCTATTGTTCCATTGCCACACGCTGAACCATCACAAACTTTATTTGTTTTAATGCAATTTTTAGTAAATGCAGGTAAAGAATTAGCTTCTTTAAGAGATGTATTGACTGGTGAAAATGCTGGAAATATTGCCGCTACGACCTATATGGGAATGGCAGAACAGGGACAAAAACAATTTAAGAGCGTATTCAAAAGAATCTATAATTCTTTAAAACAAGAAGTTAAGATATTTTACGAAATAAATTCAACTTATTTATCTCAAAAAAAATATTCTGAAATTTTAGATATTAAGTTAAATGAATCACCAAATGTTAAAGAAGATTTTGATTTAAAAGGTTATGATATTGTTCCAGTCGTAAATCCTGAGAATGTCATTTCAATGCAAAAATTTGCAAAAGCACAATTTTTAATGAGCTTTATTAATTCGCCTTATGTTGATCAAATGTTGTTGCATAAAACAGTTTTTGAAATAGCTGGAGTTGAAAATTTTGATAAGTTTGTTATTCAACCACAACCTCAACCAAATCCTGCCGTTGAATTAACAATGGCACAAGAAGAAACTAAACGCATGCAAATGCAAGCTAATGTTCAAATTAAATCTGCCGAATTAGAGCTAGAGCAAATGAGACTACAAAAAGAATCGGCAAAAACTGATTCAGAAGTATTAGTTAATTATGCACAAGCGGGCAAATTAGTTAAAGACACTGAAATGGCAGAAACCAAAGAAAAATTAGACGTTTTGGATAACATGATTGATGCAGAATCAAGACAAAACGAAATGCAAGACCGCAAAGAAGATAGAAAATTTAAAGCGGCAGTAGAGCTAGCAAAGCTAGAGAATCAACAAGTTAAGGGAATTAAACCTGAAGCTATTGATAATAATATTAATCAAAATAATGAGTAAATTATGAGTCAAATAGAAATGAAAGAGTTAAAAGATTGGTTAAACGATCCAACAGCGTTAAAATTTAAGAAAATTTTATTAAATTCTCGTATTAAATTGTTAAACAGTATATCTCATGGATATATTGGACAAAATAATGCATTTAATAAAGACTTGATTCTTAGTTCACTTGGTGGTTGCGAAGCCTTAGAGCAAGTTTCTAATTATATTGGATTAAATGCTGAAGAAGATTTAGCAATTTTAATAAACCTTTTTCATGGAGATTCAAATGATTAATACTTCTGGTTACAGTGTTCCTGAATATAGAATTTTAATTTTGCCTGATGTAGTCGAAGAAAAAACTGCTGGTGGAATAATTATACCTGATTCATCAATAGATACTTTACAAGGAGCTAAAACTTTGGCAACTATTATTGATATTGGTGAAAAAGCTTTTGATCAAGGAACTGATAGAGAATGGAAAAATAAACCAAAAGTTGGTGATAAAATTTTAATTCCATCTTATGAAGGTTATAGATTAAGCAAAGATCAAACTAAAGATGGTAAAGAATATAGAATTATTCTTGACCGTAATATTTTAGCAATTCAAATTAATGAGGAAATATGCCAATAATTGATCGTTCTGAAGAAATAGATATTGATATTGGTTTAAATTCACAAGAAATTGAGCCAAAAGTTGAGCAAGATAAAAATTTATCTTCTAATCCAATTCTAAAAGAAATGGAAGAAGAGGAAATTGAAAAAGAAAATATTATATTCGAAAAATCAACAAAAAGTGAAGAAAAAACTTTTTATGAAACTTTAACTGATACAGAAAAAGAAGCTTGGGATCGTGGCTGGAGAACTGGCAAATTTTTTAAAGGAAGATATAAAGATGGAACGGTAAAACCTCATAAAACAGCACAAGAATTTCTAGAAATACAGGAAAAAGAAACTCCCGTATTAAATGAAAGAAATCGAAAACTAGCTTCTGAAAAAACAGCTCTTGAAAAAGAAATGAGCGAACTTCGTAAGCAAATGAATGTTATTTTAAATGTCCAAAAATTTGCATATGAAGATAATAATCAAAAACGATTTCAATCTTTAGATGAAGCTGAAGAAAATGCAATTTTAGAAGGTGATGTTGCTAAAGTTAGAGCAATTCAAAAACAAAGAAATGAATTAGAAAAAAATAAAATTTCTTTTACCGAAAATAAAATTGATGAAGAAATTCAAGAAGAGCCAAAACAACAAATACAGCCCGAAGATAAAAAAATATTTGATAATTGGGCTCCAGATAACACTTGGTTTTATGAAAATGCTCCAATGAGAGGATATGCAGAAACTTATTTTGCTACTTTATCAGAGCGGATTCCTCTTCGTGATAGACTAGAAATGGTTAGCGAAGAAATCGAATCAAGATTTAGTGATAAATTAAATAAAACTAAAGCTCCAAGTGTAGAAAGTGGTCAAAGAGGTATTAATGTAGGTAAAAAACAATATACTTATAATGATTTGCCTGAAGATGTGCGTAAAACATGTCAATATTTTGCAAAGAAACACAATTTTACTTCTGCGCAAATTAAAGATATGCAACAAACCGCCATTAATGACTATTTTAATAATTAATAATTGAGAAAATTTATGACAAACAAAAATATTGATTCAAACAGAGAAAATTCAAAAGAACATACTCAAGAAAGAGTATCTAAGTATAATGATAGAGAAGATAGACCTACTAAT